AATAACTTTATTTCTTAAAAGCTTTTCAACATCATTATTTTGGATTATTTTTTTAACAGCTGTTTTAACATCTTCAAGTTCAGGAAATTCATTTCCTTCATTATCTCTTGCTTCGTTTTTACTAGCTCTTAAATCTGCTAAATCATCTCCCTCAATATCACCATCCTTATCAGCATCTAGTTCTTTTTGCCCACCAACCAATGCTTCGTTCTTATCACCTTTACCATTCCAAGCAGAATCTATTTTATTAAAGAAAGCTTTCTTTTCTTCATCACTCATAGATGGAATAGATTTACCAGCTTTTTCCAATGCTTTAGCAAAAAATGCTTGATATTCGTTTTCTTCTACCATTACCTCTTTAACTAATTCTTTTAGTCTTGATTTTGTAATTGTTGTGTTCATATTTTCTTTTTTGTTTGGTAGACCTTTATGTGATGTAGATGCGTAATCTTTAGCGTCTTTTTTACTCATTGAATCAGCTGCGTTATCAACTTCTTTAGATGGTGCTTCCATGTCTCCTTTTTGTACTGCATGAACCATACCCATAAATCGTTGTTGTGCTTTTGATACTGCTGGCATTTTATAAAGTTCTTATTTTTTCTGAAAGATTCATTAACCTTTCTTTTATCTTATGTAAACTCTTATTTGTTCTTTTATAATAATCTCCTCTTTTAACCCCATTCTCATTTTTTATTTTAGAATACCAGTTAACAAATTTCTCTACTTCACCTAATTGTTGTTTGATAGATGTTACACCTCTACTCATTTTAGCTTTAGGTGAACCATCTCCGTTTTTAATTTCTAACCAACGATTTTCATTTAAACTAGCTTCCTCATCCTCTTTAGCTAATATCATACCACTCTTATCAGCAATACCACCAGCATCAGCTGAACTAATTGCCGTTGGCTTTATTGCTAATGGTTTTTTAGAGTTAGCAGGAACATCGTTTTTTAACCAATCCTTAGCTTCTTCTAAATCATCAACAACCTCACCACCAGTTACGTTAGCTAATCTTTTGTTTTTCTTTGCAGTTTGACCTGGTTTAGAAAATGCCGCCGGAGTATCATATCCAGCAACTGCACCAGTTCCAGTCATTTCTTCCAATTCCTTTTCGTCTTGGATTTCTTTAACTATACCTCTGATTATTTCTTTTAGTCTATTTGACATTTGCCTTTGATTTTAATTCTTTGATTAACTCATAAGAAAGCATTATAGATGAAACATTATTATCAGTTACAGTTTTGCCAATTTTCATTTTTTCTAAAACAGAAATAGTTTCTGACAATTTGATTGTAGTTACTTTATCTGATATTTTAGATTTAATTGTTTTTAATTCTTTCACAATTTGTGGAAGTTCAACTGCTAAATAATCTTTAAATTTAGTTGTATTAGACATGTTATTAATATACTCTTTTAACAGGCCCTTTTGTTTTTCATCTAAATTTGTGTATTTTTTATTGAAAGTCTCAACAAGAATCTTATATGTTAGTAATCGTAGGTCTTTATCTTGCTTTTTGTAGGTTTCTATTAGTTTTGTACTATCAGATACCTCAATTGTTTTGTTTAGAGGAGGTCTAGAGATAATGTTCTCAATTAATGTAATCTTAGAATTGAATATATCTTTAATATCGTAGTTTTCTGATTTTTTAGATTCAAATACTTTATATATTGATGCTAATACTTTATAGTTAGTTATAGGAGATGTTAAAAATTGCTCTAATTCAAATTTTGAATTAATTTCTTTAATAAGATTGTATTTTTCTTTAGATAGCTTTACACCATTTAATTTTGAATGTGCTTGAGATACAGTTTCAACAAACATTTCAGCTTTTGATTCTGAATTGTATTTTTCTTTTAATAGTAAATCATAAAGACGTAATTCTTTATTTAATTCAGTACCTGCAGCAAAGAATTCTTTTACTATATGTTTTGCGTTCTCAGTCTTATCACCATTAAGTACCTCTAATGTTATTTGTCTTACTAATAATTCAAATAACACTCCAGTGTTCTTAACTTTGGAATGTTTTATTTTTTTCATTTAATTACCCTATAATTTAACCTATGTACATAAACTAACACATATAAATATAAACTTTTTAATGTTTATTAAAATTTACTGTCATCTAACAGATTATTTTCATCTAAAAGGTCAGATTTTTCTGATTTTTCACTTAAAATCTTCTTTTTTGCCGAAATTCCGTTTATATATTCTTGTGCTATTTTTTTATTTGATTCATTTGTACGAGTTTCTCTCTTTCTCTCTTTCTCATTTTCTTTGTTACCCAATGGGTCTCTACCATATGGATGCTTATCCTTTCCGTAAGTATTTCCCTCTCTTGGCCTACCACCTTTATCATTATCATTTATCTCCTGCTTCATTTTTTCAATCTCCTCCTCAACATTTGTTTGTTGTGGTGGATTTGCTGGGTCTTGTCCTTGCTGTTCAATTGAATTATATCTGAATCTATCTTTAAGGTCTAAAACTAATTTAGCTCTCTCCATATCCATCTCATCTTCACTCATACCAAACACATTATGGTAAACCCAATCAGTAGATAACATATTTAATGCTTTCATATCGGTTGCTAATCTAACCTTCTCACTCCAAAGATTTACTTTCTCCTGCTCATATATTGTAGAAGCGTTTGTTAAAGTAAGTTGGAAGTTTGTCATTTCCGAATCATCAATACCTTGTCCAGCTAAGTGAACAATTGCAATCTTATATAATTCACTAACAATTGTTCTTTGAATTCTTTCAATAGTTCTAGCAAAACGAACATCTTGTGCTGCTAAAGTAGCTTTACCATTTACATCTTCTTCATATCCTAAAAATGCTTTAGGTATTTTAAGTGCTGCAAATAATTTAGCTTTTAAGTAATCAATATCCTCTACTGCAGTATAATCTAATCCAGCTAAGTTATCAATTGAAGTACCACTATCTCCACCTCTAACAGGTAAAAAGAAATCTTCCGTAAGATTTTGAATATTATATTTTAAATTATAATCACCTGTATTTTTATCAACAAATGGAGTTTTCTTCATTTTGTTAATAATCTTTTGCATGTAGTTATCTACTTCGTTGGGATTAATATTACCAATATCAATTTTAAATATTCTTTTTTCAGGAGCTCTCATAATACGATGAATTAACATCGCATCTTCCATTAATTGTAATTGTTTCCAAACTCTACGACCATTTTCAATCATAGCCTTACCATATGGTAGGAAATTTGTATCTGATAATAAACGAAAGTGAGCCATTTCATAGTTCTCATATTCTTTTTTACCAAATCTATCCAATTCAACCTTAAATTTAACATAGTTTTGATTCATTGGGTCAGTACCTTCCAACCTTTCCGTATTATATACAGAATATGGAGTTACATTAATAATACCCTTACCTTCTGCCATTTCTAATGCTAAAAAGAAATCTCCGTACTTTACTAAATTTCTAGTCCAAGGCCAAAGGTTAAATTCTATGTTTATAATATCATAAAATAAGTTATGTAGTATTGCACTTACATTTTCGTTTGATGATTTAATTGCTAATATATCACCATATTCATTTTTTGTTGTAGATTCATCTGAATAGATATCTAATGCTGATGCTATAATTGGGTCATTATCCATAGCATCATAATCTCTAAATAATTCTCTACGAACCTGATGGTATGCCATTGATTGTGCACCCTGATTAGTTTCATAGTATGACCTTTGTAATTTTGTATATCTATCTCTAAGATTAACAAAATTTGTGTTCATTTGCTTCTCATCCGTATCAACAACTCTACGCTTACCATCTTTATCAACGGTAACAATAGCATTTGTTGAGAATAATTTCTTTAGTCTACCAAAAAAACTTTTACTATCATCTAATTCTTGTTCTGCCATAATTTATTTTATCAGTTTTCTATTTTGACATTATATAACATAAATATCGTAAAATATCAAAATACTACAACCATTGGGATAAATCTTCAAAATCATCCCCAACTCTCATTTTCCAAGGGTTATCAGTCATCATATCATTACCACCATATACCCCCTGAGATGTATTTGATGTTATACCACTTACCGCTTGTTTGGTTAAATCAATACCTTCTTGTCTTAAACGAAGTGCAGTATCTCTAACCCACAATCCAATTGATATAGCCATAACTAAGTCATCGTTATAACCTTTCATTGCTTCAGCTCTACCATTCATATAGATAAATGTAAATAACTCATCTATTAAACGAGATGAACGAATTATAATTGATTTTTCTCTAAAGTAATCAGTTAATTTAGATATGATTAAAGGCCTAGTCTTAGAAGTGGTTGAAAATCCAGCTACTAATCCCTTTTCTTCACTTCTATATCTATTTGTCATTTGATTCTCTACATCAATATATTTTAAATCTTTACTCATATAGAATAAGTTTTTATATCCTCTATCAATTACTTGCTGAATTGTTGCCCACCCAATATTTGCGTTCTCAACAACAAGTAAAGCATCATTATATTCGGTTGAAAGTGCAACTAAGAAGTTTCCAAAATCTTTAGTATCAACCTTACCTCTATATTCTGCAACCTGTACTGAATTAATAATATCAATTACATGACAAGTGGAATAATCGGCGCCATCACCTCTAGCCACATCGGCAACTACCATATATGATTTAGAATAATCTGCATGCTCCCATTTCCAAAGATTTCCATCAAATCCACCTTTTTCAATTGGTGGTATTACATATGTTTCTTTATAAAACATTAATAGTTCTGGTTCAATTACAGTTTCACCAGAAGATATAAAATCACAATCACATTCTTGTGCTGCTTTCTTTGTACCCAATAACTTCTCTTGCTCATCCCTCCATTTTTGGTCTCTTTCAGGATGAACTGTCCAATGTAATCTGATTGTATTAAATGGATTTATGCTTTCTTCAGCGCCTAACCAAGTTTGGTGAAACCAATTACCAACACCATTAGGAGTAGAAAGAGCAATACAACTACCACCTGTTGAAAGTGTTGATTGTGCTGATACCCAAATCTCATCAATATCATCAATAAAAGCTGCCTCATCAAATATAAGAAGTGATAAGGCTTCAGAACGTCCTGCATCAGGAGAAGAAGCAATAGCCTTAATTTGAGAACCATTTTGTAAACGAAGGGAAAGTTTGTTATCTTCCATAGACCCACCTTTAAGCCAACTTGGAAGTAATTCATGCATCACTCTAACTTTTGTTACTAAGTTCTTTGCAACTTCTTGCTTTGTTGCAATAACCAATACGTTAAAATCCGTATTAAATATCATTTTCCAAAGTGAAAACCCAGCACAAAGTGTTGAAATACCAGTTTGACGTGATTTTAATACTACATTAAATCTATTATCTTTAAATTGAGTTAGGGTTTTTTCTTGGAATGGAAATAGTTGAAAAGGTATCTTACCTCTAACAGGGTGTTGAATCATACAATACTTCTTCATAAAATGTATCGGGTCTACCGCACATTTTTTGTATTCTTCTGCAATAATATCTTTTAAAGATTTCTTTTGTGTTATCCCAGTACTCATATTAATCTTTAAGAGGTCTTACTAAATCGTAATTTTTATCTTTTAATTTATCGTAAGCCTCATTTCTTAATTTAGTAACTTCTTTTATTTCTTTTTCAAAATTAATAATATCAGTCATTATTTCAGCTTTCAATTCATTAACGTCTCTTTCCATACTCCAAGTTTCAATTTTACCATCTTCTTGAACTACTTCATAAGTTTGTTTTGCATCTCTATAAGCTTGTTGAAATTGAGCTATTACATCTACACCATGTGCAATCATATTAGAATAAATTTTGTAATCTTCATATTCTTTCCACAATCCATCTATTTTAATTTGAGCTTCTTTTATAGTAAGACAATGTAAACAATATCCAGTTTTAGATATAAGTTTTTTATCTACTCTTTCTAATTTAATTGTTTTACAATTATCAGATTTACATGTATTTAATTTATCTAGGTAAGCTCTTACTTCTGACATTGTATCTGTCAAATTTGATGTTTCTATTTTACCAGCTTCTAATTGCTCATAAGACCTACCATTATCATCAATCCACTTATCACCAACTTCTCTTTTTACCTTTTTTTTATCTGCGCCAGAAAATGAAATAAATGATTCCTTTTCATATTCAGCACCATGCATTACCATATCAACCAACTTTCTACGAGTTGGATGCATAAACTTTTTATTGAATTCCTTTGCCATACTATATACGATATATTTGTATATATAAGTATATCAAAATCAAAAAAACGATTAAGAATCAAAAAATATGCCTAAAATTTGATTTAGGGGTGCGAATGCACCTGTTAGTTTATAGGTGTTTCCACCATATACAAATACCAATCCCTCATTTGGTACGATTTTATCAAATCCACCTAAAGCCTGCATTCTACTTAATTCTAATTTAAGTTTTGCAATCTTTTTAGGGTCACCACTTGCTTTTACTTGCGATATTGTACTTTGTAATTTTGCTTTCATTTGTTTTGTAGCTTCTGCAGGATTTGCAGTTAATACTGATGTCATAAATGATAATACATCTGCACCAACACCTAAGAATATTTCTTCAAATCTCATTAAGTTTTGTTTTGATATCTTTTGTTGGTCTTGCTTATCCGTTTGTTCAGCCCAAGCTCTTATCTTATCATCCTTTATATCCGCTATACGAAAACTTTTATCTAAAAAAGCCCATCTTTTAATCAATCCTATCTTTTGTTGTGCATCTAATTTCTTTGCACCCTTTTCTACAAAATTTGTCCACCAAGCCTGATGGTAATCTGCTACACCATCTGAGTCAGCTAATCCAAATTCAGATTGTAGTTTAGAAATCATCCCCAAATACTTTCCTTGTAATTTAGAAAGATGTTCGGTTTTAGGGAGTGTTTGCATTGGAGGTCCCTGTATTGTGTATTTAGATTGAACATGTGCATTTACTTGCTTAATCATTCCACCTAATACTTTTGCTGCATCTTGATTTTGTCCAATTATAGTACCAGACATATCATAATCAAAAGTACCATGAAATACTAATAGGGGTTGATTGTAGGGGATTACGTTTACAGAGGTTGGATATATTACTTCCAAATTCATAAACGAACTACCATCCTTAAAAACCTTCTTACGTTGAGGTTCGGATAGTGCTCCTATTGCTTTAGATAAATCCTGCATAGCAAAGTTGTAAGCATCGGTTAATCCACCTCTACCAGCAAACTTATCTGCTACCTGTCCTATTGTCATAGCACCAACTCCTTTATCTTTTAAGTGAGATTTGTTACGAGCTGCAACCAATCTACCATTTACCCAACTAATTGCTAATGCCTGCCCATCAGTCTTTTCTCTTGCTAATTCCAAATCACCATTAAGAGCTCTTACTACTATTTGTTTAAGGTCACCAAATGTTAAACCCATCTCAATATCAAATGGATGTGCCATATGTCCATAAGCTCCACCTTCCATTATTAATGATTCTTTTATAAAATCATTAGGAGATTTTAAATCATGCTTTAATATACGATTGTATTTATCAGTTGTATCGTCGTGATTAAAAATTGGAACTTTGTTTTTTCTTATTTTGTCATCTTTATCACTCTTATGATTCATATTTTCCCAACCTTCTAAATCTTCTAAATAATATTCAGCTTTATCATATTCTTCCCAATCTTTATTCCAAGTGTGTCCAGTAGTGCCACCCGTATCATTATCAAACGCTTCGTTTCCAGTGTATTCTAAAATGTTATTTTCTTCATCAATCTCCTCATATCCACTCATTCCGTTATTGTTAAGTTTCTTACTATTTTTCTTAACATCTTTACTATCAGGTGCTCCATTAATATATCCACCTGGCAAACTTAAACCAACACCAGCTCCACCACCCAATCCCATTTCTTTTAAATTATCTTTTTTAGGTATTCTGAAAGTTACTGCTTTCTTACCATTGATTGTTGGCATTCCCCATTCATCCTTACCAATATCTTTTACTAATACTTTTTTGTTTTTGAACTTACCCATTAATAGAGTATCTCCAACTTTTACATTTAAACTGATTTCTTCGTTAATACATTCTTTAAGCTTCTTCAACTTAAGAGTAATCATTTTGAATATTTGGTCATCAAACTTTGGGTATGCTTTTGTAAAATTCTTTTTTCTTTCAGCTTCACTACCAGCACTTAACCAATAACGAACATCAGTACCACTTATAGGATTTGATTCAGATGGTGCTGCATAAACGTATCCTCTATCTAAATATGGTTCGGTTACCTTACCTTTATATGGCGTAAAGTATTTACCACCTAAACGATTTTCATCCTTCTCACCAACTACAACTATTAAACCAGTTGTATCTTCATTATATTTGTTTAAGATTTCATTTGGAGCATATGGATTTTTAACATTAATAATTTTAGATGATGGTATCCCAAACATCTTTGTCATTATTGCTTTTTTTTCGTTAAAATTAAAAGGAGATTTATTTGAATCGGTAACATTGGAAGTTCCGATATAAACACTATCAGACCCAAATTTCTTTATGAGGTTTTGATACGTTGCGAAGTGGCCCTTATGAAAAGGTTGAAAGCGGCCCGAATAAACAACAATTACTTTGTTTATGGATTCCGCTTCCAATAATATTGATTCTACTAAAAATTTTGATAATCCGTTCATTATACGATACCTTATATCATATAAATATATGAGATTATTGTTTTACAACTTTCATTCCGTTTCCAGAAGATTGTTGTTGTTGTTGCTCAGCTAATTGTTTTCTAGTGGGTGCACCTGGTTGATATTGAACAGTACCATCTTGTAAATTAAGTCTTCCAGCTGGGTATTTATCATCCAAAGCTTCTAAAGTTTCTTTTAATTCAATACTATTTCTTTTAAATTCATCTTCACCTTTCTCAAGTATAGAATCTAATTTAATCAATTCATCTTCTATTTCTTTTCTTCTAATGTAAATTTGTCCAAATTCAAGCAATAATTGATTTGCTGTGTCATTTAGTGATTTTATTGTA